CTAACATCATGAACCCGAATGCTCAATCAACTGCTAAACCAACAACACCAGTACAAAATGCAAAACCAAGCTCTGCAGTCCCAGCTGATATCTATACCAATCCAACAGCAATTAAAGCATTTCAACGAGCTAATGGATTAAAAGATGATGGATTGATCGGTCCTAATACATTACAGGCATTAGTTAAACAAGGTGTTCAACCACCAGCTGGGTTTAAACCGGCAACTGCTAAACAACCAGCTGCCAAATCAGTTGCAAAACCAGTTGCAAAACAAGTGCAAAATCAAATGAGTGTGTCACAAGCTGATTATGATGCGGCTGAAGCAGAGTTTCAAAAAAACAACGCAGCACATGATGCTGAATATAACGCTAAATTAGCTGCTATAAGAGCACCACGAGACCAAGCAGCGGCTGCAGCAGCCGCTCCTCAACAAGGTATTCCATCAGCAGCATTGAATACAGTTGGTCAATCGATAACTCCAAATTTTCAATCACAACAACCAGTGAAAGAACATGTACAATTTGGTGAGCTAGATTCATTAGCTAGAATCATTAGTTTAGCAAGACACTAAAAAAGCTTGACATCCTAACCAACATCGTCTATAATACTTCTTATGCGTTGTTGGTTAGGAAACAAATTTTGAAAAGAAAAAAATTTTTCTTGACAAGATAAATAAAATAGCATATAATACGCATATGCAAAGTTGGTTAGGCAGGAAGTCTAACCTATAGGCAAAAACAAAAGTCCAAATATAGGCAAATTAAAGGGAATTAACATGGCAACACTTGCTGAAATCAGAGCAAAATTAAAACAAGCAGATCAACGTGGATCTGACAACAACCGTTCTTTCGGGGACAACTCAATTTATCCATTCTGGAATATGAAAGAAGGCAGCGAGTCTGTATTTCGATTCTTACCGGATGGTGACTCAAACAATACCTTTTTCTGGGTTGAACGTGCAATGATTAAATTGCCTTTCGCTGGAATCAAAGGTGAATCGGAATCAAAAGAAGTAACAGTACAAGTTCCTTGTGTAGAAATGTATAATGATGGATCAGTTTGTCCGATCTTATCAGAAGTACGTGCATGGTTCAAAGATCCTTCTCTTGAAGAACAAGGTCGTAAATACTGGAAAAAACGCTCTTATATTTTCCAAGGCTTCGTTCCAGAAGACGGTCTTGGTGAAAAAGAAAAACCAGAAAATCCTGTCCGTAGATTCATTATTGGTCCACAAATCTTTACACTAATTCGTTCAGCGTTAGTTGACCCAGAATTAGAAGACTTACCAACCGATTATATTAATGGTTTGGACTTCCGTTTGAAAAAAGGCAGTAAAGGTGGTTATGCGGATTACTCAACCTCCAACTGGAGCCGCCGTACTCGTCCATTAAATGCAAGTGAGCAATCAGCTATCGAAACATTTGGGTTATACAATTTAACAGATTTCTTACCAAAGAAACCAACTGAAGTTGAATTACGTGTAATCAAAGAAATGTTCGAAGCTTCGGTAGATGGTGAAGCATATGATATGGAACGTTGGGGTCAATACTTTAAACCAGCCGGTATGAGTCAAGCTACTGGTGATCCAGTTAGTGCAATCCCTACACCTGTGCAAAGCTATTCTACTCCAGTAGAACCAGCGCCTGTTGCTTATTCAGCACCAGTGCAAGAATCAGTACCGGTTTCACAGCCAGTAGAAAATACTGAATCAAGTGATAGCCGTGCTGCTGAAATCTTGGCTAAAATTCGTAGTAGAAACGTTTAGCACGTAGGTTGTATCAAGTGAGGGGATGGATCCCCTCACTTCTTTTCAAGGGAGATTCTATGAACAAAGCGTTCGACTTAACAAAATTTAGAAAAACCCTAACCAAAAGCATTGATGGGTTAGGAATCGGATTTAATGATCCGACAGATTGGGTTTCAACCGGAAATTATGCACTTAATTATCTTATTAGTTCAGATTTCAACCGAGGTATTCCACTTGGAAAAGTGACAGTATTTGCTGGTGAATCAGGTGCGGGTAAATCTTATATTTGTTCTGGTAATATTGTCAAAAATGCACAGGACCAAAATATCTTTGTTGTATTAATCGATAGTGAAAATGCACTAGATGAAAATTGGTTAAAAGCCTTGGGTGTTGATACATCGGAAGATAAATTACTGAAATTAAATATGGCCATGATCGATGATGTAGCTAAAACTATTAGTGAATTCATGAAAGGCTACAAGGAATTATCTACTGACGATAAACCAAAGGTATTATTTGTGATCGACTCATTGGGTATGTTACTTACACCGACTGATGTAGATCAATTTGAAGCAGGTAATTTAAAAGGTGATATGGGTAGAAAACCAAAAGCATTAACTGCATTGGTTAGAAACTGTGTGAATATGTTTGGTGCACAAAATGTTGGATTAGTCGCTACTAATCATAGCTATGCTAGTCAAGATATGTTTGACCCGGACGATAAAATTTCTGGTGGACAAGGTTTCATTTATGCTAGTTCAATTGTAGTAGCGATGCGTAAATTGAAATTAAAAGAAGATGAAGATGGTGTCAAAACCTCTACAGTAAATGGTATTAGAGCAGCATGTAAAATCATGAAGACTAGATATGCTAAACCATTTGAAACATTAGAAGTTAGGATACCTTATACTACTGGTATGAGCCCATATAGTGGATTAGTTAGTATGTTTGATAACAAAAAATTATTAGTTAAAGATGGTAATAGTTTGAGATACGATTTTCTGGATGGTACCTCTATTAAACAATTCCGTAAAGAATGGGAAAAAAATACAAATGGCTGTTTAGATATGTTGATGCTTGATTTTTCCACAAGACCAACTGTCAAATTTGAAGCAGATTCAGAACTAGACAATATTAACGAAAATGAAATCATTGATTATGACACTGGTGAAATTATAATCAATACCAATGTAACAGATGGAGAATAAAATAAATGTTGAATGAAGCACAAATTGGTGAAGTATGGATGTTGTTTGCTGACTACCTAGATAAAAAACAAATCGATATTGTGGCAGAACGATATATTGAATTATTAGCCGATTATGGCGTTCGTGATAGAGTTCTTCAAAATGTGATCGGAGTGGATGGCGTATTGGATCATGCAATCACCTATTATCTTGATGAAGATAATGATGAAGAAGATGATGACGATGATTACAAAGAGCTCGATTTTTAATGAGCTGGTATTCTACTGTAACAAAAGATATTACAAAACTTCACAGTTGTATTGCATTTTTTGAAAATGAATTAATAACTGCTAGACAAGAATGCAAAATTTCTGGTAATATTGAAAAAGCAGCGGCAAGTATGCCAGGGATAGTTGAACAACGCTACACACAGCTTCAAGAAATTGAAGCTATTTTGGAATATCTTAACATTGAGCTCCGACAATTGCGGAGCTCAACTTTTCGGAAATTTCTAGAGCATTACAATCGAGCATTGACTACTCGGGAATGTGAAAAATTTGTTGATGGTCAACCAGATGTGGTAGACTTTGAAAAGATAATAAATGAATTTGCGTTGTTGAGAAACAAATGGTTAGGGATAACCAAATCATTAGAACAAAAACAATGGCAACTTACTAATATCGTAAAATTACGAATAGCCGGTATGGAAGACGCCACCATTTAACACACAACGGGTGAAAGCCCGTTGTTTTTATAATTTTAGTATATATTATGATTTCAATAGATAACCTATTAACTCGTCTCCATCAATCATTGCCAGATGATGCAATTCCATATAAAGATCGCAAATTTATCCAAAACATGGCAGAAATAATACATAGTGGATTTGTTACTGAAGGGCAATCAAAAGTTATTATGCGATTGTTTCAAGAGCATTATGATATACTTATAAATTATGAATATGCGTTTGAATCGGCAATGAAAAATCCAAGATGGTCACAGGAATTTAGGGCAGTTGAAAATCTGAAAAGAATCTACATTTTCCAAAAACCAGAAACCACTAAAAAAGTTATTAGAATTGAGTTTACATACTTATACGATTACAAATCTATAATTGTGACATTAATGTCATTGACTGATCTTGCACATATTAGAATTGGTAATCTGTATGAGTTGGAATTGACTGAATATAACATTAAATTATTGCATGATACATTTACAACCAAACATTTTTCATTTTGTGATGAATTCTTAAAATACTTGTCAATAATTAAATCATGGAATAAAGATAGATATGCTAATACATTTACATTTGAAAATGTAAAAGATAAACCATATATTATTGAAATGTTGGAAGAAATTGGTGATGACCCAAATAGAGATCTGATAATTTATGATAGGCGTATTAAGTATCAATATACCATGCCGAATAATCATCATGGGACTGATTTAGCCTCTATTATTGCTTCAAGAGAAACGCATCGCAAGTGGATTGATAATACCAAATATTCAATCGATGATTTGATTATTGCACTTCACAAATTGAAACGAACTAAAATATTGTTCACTTTTGACAGCCGGAATACATCTTTGGTAGAAAAAGATCTACTTACAGTCG